CGGGACCCTCCGATATGCCCCCGGGAACCGGTTGACCCCCCCAAAACCGCCCACGCACGCCCCCGAACCCCGGCAAAGAACGCCTGCGGGACACCGCCAGGACTCGCCCTGGCTGAAAAATGGACGCTTGCGGCCCCGTTGGGGCCGCTTTCGGGTCGAAAATCGACACCCACCACCACCCGACAGGGTAGGGGAGCGCCGGATTCGCACCGATTTGCTGCCGTTTTACAAATTCGCCCTCGCTTCGCTCGGGGGGATAACAGCGCTCCCAGAGTCGCTGTAAGCTCGCAAAGCTCGGGGGATTCCTCGCTGCGCTGCGGGGGAATAGACACCGTTCGCAGACTCACAGGGGGGGGAGGGGGTCGCTCCCCCTACGGGGTCGCTCCGATTGTCCGGTCAACTCGACTCTTTAATTTTTTTACAAACGCTTCCTGTAACTGAATGGTATTCAGGGACGGGGCAGAAGGGTGGAAAGTTACACGAAGAACGAAGATTTTTAAAAAAAGTCCTATTATGGGCCCGCCTGTCTGGGATTGACAGGGGTGGGGAATATTCCCCATATGGGGGTATGACGGAAGGCTTGAAGGTGAAGAAGGACTTGGCGCGGTCGTTGGTGGCTGCGGCTGAGAATCGACGTAGCCTTGAGGCGAGGGACCCTGAGCGAGCGGCTAGGTTGTTGGAGATGATGGCTGAGGGAAGGAGTTGGAAGTCGATTATTCGGGATGAGGGGTGCGATTGGTACACATTGGTGGGGCTGAGGGCCCGGCACAAGTCGTTGTTGGATAAGCGGAAGGAGATTGTGGCGCAGGATGCGATGGAGCTGATTGAGGGGGCGCGGCTGCTTCAGCAGGAGAAGATGAGGATGCTGGCTGAGGACGATAGTATGTTGGCCCGCACCAACTTACGTGATTTGGCGATGAGCTATGGCATCTATGCGGACAAGTTCTTTATGGCGACGGAGGGGAACAGGGTGACGGTGGAGCACAAGAGTAGTGCCCCTAGCTTGGAGGATGCGATGAAGGCCATTGAGGAGGCCAAGGCCAAGCTGAAGGAGAGCAGCATTGAGGTGGTGGCCAAGACGGTGGAGCCTAGTTGAAAAGACTGGGGTGATTTTTCAACAACTATGAGAGCTTCTTTCCTGCCCAGCAACAGACCCGTCTTTGGCCTTTGGCTGACCAAGGCGATAGTCACTTCGTCTTGGACGGATGTGTCTACGGGCAAGCGCCATTACGGCCAGTATTCCTTTACTGAGGGCGGCTACTGGTCCTTTACCATAGGCTTCTGGCGGTGGAAGCTTGAGATACGCCAAGCAAAGTAGGCTTTCCTTTAATTCCATTTTCCGGAATTAAAGAAAACGAGGCTTTCCTTTAACAATGGCCCTAGTCTGGGAACCGCACGAGGTGCTGAAGCCACCCTCCAACGAGGAACTGGCGGCAATGAAACCGGAGGATGTCCTCAAGCTTCACGAGGTCTACCATTCGGCCATCGCGAACAGCAAGCGGGACCCGTACAGGTATGGCTGGAAGCTGCCCCATTGGAAGGATGCGGAGGAGCTCCTGACGGTGCATTCCGAGCTGCTGGTGAGCGGAGGCAACCGGAGCGGGAAGACGAGCTGGGCAGCCCACGCCGTGGTGAAGGCGGCGGTGGAGAACCCGGGGTCGGTCATAATGTGCTTTGCCCAGAATGCGGATGTGTCCATCCGGCAGCAGCAGAGTGCGGTGTATGACGCCCTGCCCGAGGAGTTTAAGACCAAGGTGCTAGGTACGGAGGAGAACGTGTCCTACACCCGCAAGAACGGGTTCTCCAAGAGCAGCCTCATCCTGCCCGGCAGCAAGAGCTCGATCATCTTCAAGACTTATGCCCAATTCCTTAACAACGACACAATCCTTGAGGGTGCTGAGCTTGGTAGCCGGAGTCCTAGCTGGCTTAACATTGGCGCTTGGTGTGACGAATATCTCGTCGGCCCGGAACTCCTTGGGACTCTTCGTTTTCGCCTCGCTACTCGCAACAGCAAGCTGGTCGTTACTTTTACACCTATCGACGGATACACCGAGGTTGTCCGAGACTACGTGCAAGGTGCGGAGACGTTCCAAAGCAAGCCAGCCGAGCTTCTCGGTGGGCGGAGCGTCCCATACCTACAGCGTTCAAGGAACCGGGATGCCGGGATCATCTACTTCCACAGTAGGGACAACCCCTTCGGTGGTTACGACCGTATCGCCAAGGACCTTGCGAACAGGCCGGAGCCGGAAATCCTCACCCGCGCCTACGGCATAGCCACAAAGTCGCTGTCCACCCGCTTCCCCAATTTCAGCCGGGAAGTGAACGTGGTGGAGCACAAGTCGATCAACCTGAAGGGTACGACCAAGTATCTCATCCTAGACCCTGCTGGCCGGAAGAACTGGTTTATGGCGTGGGTGGCGGTGGACGAGTCGGATACGTGGTGGGTCTATCGTGAGTGGCCCGACATCAACGTGGGCGACTGGGCCAAGTGGCAGGGCGGCAAGTGGGTGGGCGGGGAGGGCTCAAAGGGCCTTGGTTACGGGATACGTGACTACGTTGACCTGATCACGGGGATGGAGGCGGAGACGGGGGACGCCATCTTTGAGCGGCTGATTGACCCCCGCCTTGGTGCTGCCAGATATCAGACACAAACCGGCGTATCGTCCGTTATAGCCGACCTTGAGGATGCCGGGTTGGTGTTTATGCCTGCCCCGGGGTTGGACATTGAGGAGGGCTTGCAGGCCATCCAGACAAAGCTGGCCTACAACCGGAAGGCCCCGATGGACGCCCTCAACCGCCCGCACCTGTACATCTCAGACCGCTGCGAGAACATCATCCAAGCCTTTCAGGAGTATACGGCGGAAGGTGGGCTGGATGAGGCGTGGAAGGACCCGATTGACGTTCTCCGCTACGCCGCCGTGGCCGACATTCGTTACATAGCCCCCGGTCAGATGACCACTACCAGACCTAAAAATGCCTACTACTGAGATTCCATTTGCCGATTTGGCCAAGGAACTGAAAATCACCAAGTTCCAGTTAGCCAAGATTAGGGACGAGAAGCTGTCCGACGAGGACTGGAAGCTGGTGAAGGGACGGCAATACTTCACGGAGGAGGGTGCCGACAAGGCGCGCCTTGCCGTGGCCGTGCCCTTGGCGGTGCCCAAGCGGCTGCTGATGCGGGCCCTGAAGGCTGCTCCCAACCCGCATTGGCTGTATTGCATCCCCGAGAAGGGCTTGGGCGACAAGGTGTTGGTGGCCGTCAAACCGAGCTGGTGTGATAGGCTGGTGGGCAAGCTAATCAACGTAGATGTCATCGAAGACGCCAATGGCGGCAAAACCTACCGGCACGAAGCCCTCGGAGGAAAGTGACCTGTCACTTTGCCCTGAGTGGCAGGCTGAGCAGGTGGACCGGCTGTTGGGCTTTGAAATCCTGACGCGAGCGTTGTCAGCCTGCTACCAGCCCGTCTCTCCCGAGCGGCTGGGCGACAAGCTTGGGGTGGGCAAGGGTTTCTCTAATCGCATCATCGTAGACATTAAGCGCAGGTATTCCTATGGAAAATGACACTCAAGAGGCCTTGACGTATGTAAGCGCCAAGCCCGACGTTCTTGCGCTGAAGAATGCCTACGACCGCACGGTGAACGATTTGGCGTGGTATCTGTCGTCCACCCGCGACAGCTATGACTACCGACGCAACATCTGGCCGAACAAAGCAAAAGACCTGCGTAAGTGGGGCCCGGACGCCTTCCCATTTGAAGGAGCCTCGGACACGGAGGTGCCCCTCATTGACCAGTTTATCAACACTTACGTTGCGCTGTGTATGTCGGCGCTGTCGCGGGCAAACATCCGAGCCTACCCGGTAGAGCTTGGCGACCTTCAGCGGGCTCGGGTCACCTCGGCCTTCCTGAAGTGGATGGTGGCGGCGTACATCCCTGACTTCAAGCGTCAGATGGAGCTTGGGGCCAACTACCTATTTGAACGCGGCATTATGGTGAGCTACGTGGGGTGGCAGAAAGAGGACCGCACGTTCCGTCAGCGGGTGGAGTTGGCGCAGATTGCTCAGGCCAGCCCCGACTTGGCCAGCCTCATCATTGAAGGCAAGGCGGACGACCAGATTGCCATCCTGCTCACCCAGCAGTTTAAGGGCGTGACGGAGAAGCAGGCTAAGGTGGCGGTGAAGGAGCTGCGTAAGACAGGCACGACGGAGCTGTCCGTGGTGCGTCAGTCGGTGAATGGCCCGGTGGTGAACGCCCTAGCCCCTGACGGGGATGTGTTCTTCCCGGCCTACACCACCGACTACCAGAAGGCCCCGTATTGCTTCCTGCGCGTCCTGATGTCGGCCCAGCAGCTTGAGAACAAGGTGGCGACGGAGGGCTGGGACTCCGACTGGGTGGACAACGTGATGGCCCAGCAGCCCGTCTCCATCGACCTCACCGATCCCCGTACCAACACGGAGACCAATCGCTCGGCCCAGCAGATGACCAACGAGCTGTACGAGGTCATCTACGCCTACCAGCGGATGGTGAAGCGGGAGGATGGCTCGCAGGGCATCTACTGCACGGTGTTCAACCAGAAGTGGACGGGCCGGGATGGCGAGCCCAAGTAT